TGGGGGTTCAACTGGACTTAACTTTGCTTGAAGACCAAGATTCATCTTATTATCTTTTGGTTTTACCGTATTAATGGGTGAAGATTTATCTGGAAGATTTAAAGATTGATTATAAACATTCTGAAGAAATTCAGCAGATTTAACAGGTTGGTTATAATGACTTTTACCTTGCAAATTTGGAAGCGAAGCCCACTCGCGCCCAAGAGTATTTAAAATTCCTCTACTTAATCCCTGAGATTTAAGTTGATGTAAATCTACTCCTCTTCTTTCAATTAACGCCCAAGCAGCACGGTCCTGTGTATCAGCATTCATTTTATCAGTTGGTCTTAATATATTCATAGTAATTAACTGTTTTAGTGTATCTGGCATAAACTGATATGCACCAGAAGCAACAGAACCTTTAGGCCAAGGTGCTCTTCCACCACCAAATTTCTTTGGCAATATATCTGTCATTTGAGTATCAATTAATTCCTTTACTGTCATTTGAGTTACAGGAATCATTTTTCCACCATAAACAACATCATATGGATTTTTACCTTTTATTGTACCCTCTGCAGTTTTTAGAGTTCTTAAAATTGCTTTTACTGTTGGAGTTTTATGATCGTAAATTGGAGCTGGACTGTGCCAAGATGGTTTTGATATTTTAGTATTTGATTTGGCTCCAAACATTCTACCAATTCCACTCATCATTCCACCTACAATACCACCATCCTTTGCAAGTTGAATGTTATTCACCATCTTTGGCATTCCAGATTTACCAGAACTGCGAATCAACTTCATAAAGAAAGGGGCACCATACTTATCTACTGTTTCTGTTGGAATTACAATTTCTCCAGGTTTTGCAGCAATTAATTGAGTATCTTCTCCAGCCCCAGAAATTTTGAGTCCAGTCGATTCATCAATTGTTCCCCCACCTTCAAATGTAGGAACAATTCCACCAGAATTATGTCCAGTAGTGCTTACATTACGTTTATTTGTAGGAACAATTCCACCAGAATTATGTCCAGTAATGCTTACACCTCCCATTCCAAGTTGTCCTGGATTGAATGCTTTTCCAATCTCATTAAATAAACTTCCTTCTCCTCTTTTTTCTGGTTTGGTTCCCTGTTTCTTAGCAATCTCATTCATTCTATTCTGTTCCATCATATATCCAGCTCCAGCAGCAATTCCAGTCACAGCTCCTGCTGCAACCAATGGATTTTTTGCAACAAATTTTGCTAGTTTAGGAATTGCAAACTTAGCTAGTTGAAATGTAAGTTTCGTAACTGTTCCAACAAATGTACGAACAAATGAGCCAAATGGCGTTGCAAATAAAACAAATGCTCCCAATAAAGAAGGCCACCAATCCTTTAAAAATCTTTTTAGAGTTTCTACTTTATCTTTATTTTTTGGATCATTAAACCAATCAGTAAACTTTATGAATGCTCTTCCAAGTAAGGTATAGAAAATAAAGTTCCAAATTTTATCCAAAATACCACGAACAGGCGCAAGCATTTTAGATGCAACTGATACAATTTTTCCAATTCCTTGTTCTAATCCAGACTCTCTTTTTCTTCTTTTTTCATCCTCTCCTTTTTTTCTATCAACTTTTTCTGAATTTTGAAGAGATTTATTTTGAGAACTCAAATCTTTTACAATTACATCCAGACTTTTAGATATAGAAGAAAATACCTTCACCAAAGCACCAGGATCATCTTGCCCCATTACTGGAGTAAGTGGTTTTATTGGTGAATAACTTTTCTTTGAAACTTTAAGTAAATTAGATGATGATATATTTCCTGCTGTGAATTTTTTACTATTAATCTTAAATCTTCCTATATTTCCTTTGACTCTTTTAAATTCATCAGTAAGAAGAACAATTTCTTCGGTTGATAATTTACTATCAACCATTCTTCCTTCTATAAGTTTTTCACGAAGAAGAGTCAAATAAGTATCATAGTCAATATCAAATACATCTTCAAGTCCAAGAAGATTTAGAATTCTTTCATCTATAGTTTCTTTTACAGAATCTTCTGGACGCATTCTTTTTCTTTATTTTTTTCTTATTATCATTATTTATTGTGAAGATTTTTGTTTTGATTTTTCCTCTTCTAAATGTGCCTTCAATAAGGATACATAGACATCTCTTTCCCAAGGGATTAATGTTTCAATTTCAGATAGACTCCATTTATGATATTGAACTAATGAAAAATTTAATTGATAATAATTTTCCAAATCAATATGAACCATCATCAAGCGAAAAAAGATGTTAACCCTTCAAGAGTCACTTCACTCTCTACCTTTGTTTTTGGGTTGATTACTTTTAATTTGTGAGATAATTTGGGCATTGTTTCAAAGAACTGTTCAATTTTTTTGAATTGTGATGAGTTCATTTGATCCAAGAATTCATTTAGTTCTTTTTTTGTTACATCTGCAGAAGACCAAACTTCATCTTCAGTATAAATCTTTTCAATACAAGATGAAATTAAGTCAAAAGATTGGTCCATATTATTTGCAGAATTGAAATCAAAACTATTCTTAATGAACTGATCTAATGAAGGATATCTCATTTCAATCGTCACTTTATCATCAATCTTAATTGTTTTTTCGTGATTGTCAAATTTTTGAACTTGAATATCATCAATATTAATTTTTACCGATACTGTGGTTTCTTCATCATCAGGGCAAATGATATTTACATCAAGTTCTTCTCCCACTGATTTTCCACGAATATTTAAAAATAGATATTCAATGTCAAAAGTTGGAAGCACTTCTATTTTAATTCCTTTTGTTTCAATACAGTTTTTGATGACTGTTTTAATTGCTTCTGTAATATTTTTTATATCTTCTGTTTCTAATGCAAGAACAAGTAGCTTTTCTTCTCTTACAAGAAATGGTCTATATTTAATTTCTTTTCCGGTTGATGGTAAAGTCAAAAAATACGATGGTGTAGAAATCTTAGGTAACATAATTTTCTATAAAAGTTTCAGTGTGATTATTTATACCTCAGGTACAGGAAGTCCAAGAGATCTTAAAGTTCCTTTATTTGCAAGAGCCTTAATATCAGGATTATTGAAAAATAAATTATATTCATCACTCTTAGCAAATAGATTAGGGTCTCTTGATATAACATAACGACTATAAGTAAATGAAATAGTACATTTCAATAGTTGAGAATTATCATAAGAAACTGGCATAGAATTAATGCTAATTGGATATGCATTAATAAATTTATAAGTTAAAGGTCTAGTTTCTTTAAGATTTGAATCTATTTTTTTACGCCCATAATTTCTTTCAAATTTTGTAATATAAAGATTTCCTGTTGTATATTTTTCTGGAAAATTTACTCGATAATTATAAACTAAACTCTCTTGAGTTTTTATGTCATCTTCCCCCGATATATAAGCAATCCAATTCTCAAAATAATCTATGATATAATAATTTCCATCTACATAAAAAGTAAAGTCAGCACGGTCATCATACAATCTACGATATGCGTGTCTTTCTGTTACTCCAGTATAATCATTATTAATTTCAATTGTGGCAAGTGAAGAACCTGGAAGAGATGCTTCACTACAAGAAAGCTCAATTAATTCTTGATTTTCTCCAGAATAATCAAATCCTTCAAATCCTGCATTTACCCTATCAGTTCTATATTTTCCAAAATTTCCTTTTGGGGGAGAAAAACGGCAAATAAAATGAGACGTTAAAGCAGGATTCAATAACTTGCTTTTAATTGCGCTCATACTATAAGGTTTTATTTCCGGGCCAGCCATTTATAAATATTTTTAGTGTATATATTATGTATCACTCATATGGGAGAAAGCAACAAGAGCAGATACAAACCATCCTATCCAGAAAAATACAAAGGAGACCCAGACAATATAATCTGTAGGAGTAGTTGGGAAAGAAAGTTTTGTAGATGGTGTGACTTAAATACAAACGTAATTGCTTGGGGGTCTGAAGAAATTTTCATTAACTATTACAATCCAATCAAAAAAAGAATTTGTAAATATTTTCCAGATTTTATTATTAAACTAAAAGAAGAAACTGGAGAAATTAAAACTTTTGTGATTGAGGTGAAGCCTAAAAAACAAACAGTAAAACCAAAGACTCCATCAAGAAAAACTAAATCCTGGCTTTATGAAATGAAAACTTACGAAGAAAATAAAGCAAAATGGAGTGCAGCTGATGAATGGTGCAAAGATAGAAAAATTGAATTCAAAGTCATTACTGAGGATAATTTATTTAACTAATGGATAAAGGTTTCGGTAAATATATTGGAGGAACACCTCCAAGAATTATACAACTTAAAAAAAGAATCAGAGGACTTACAGATGCTGATTCTATTATGATGGAGATTCTTAGTGTATTCAGAGAAACTGAATTTATACCAAAGGTGGGAAGATATTATACATTTATTTACATTGCAAAAACACCAAACTTAAGATTTGATGTTCATCCTTTAATTGCCTGTACTGATGTTCAACGTTGGGGATTTAAAGGATTTAATTTTCATTGGAATGAGATGAGAAATTATACTTGGATGGAAGTTGCTGGACCACTTCATATTGTAAACAATGAGGAGATTTCACATCTTAGACAAATTCCTTATGCAAGATTCCTGACTAAATAAATAAAAACTATTATAAATGTCTCATACTCTACAAAAAATTGAGATGATTAATCCTCTTGTAAATGAGGAGGGTGTTTGATGGCAATACAATATACGAAATATCTAATTAAAACTTCTACAGGAACTGCAACAGTAAAAACAGGAATTAATCCAAATAATCCAGCAGAACCTCCAATAATTGTAGATAAAAATAATAACATAATATACTCTTGGGATGTTACTAATAAAAAATGGATTCCTCCACAGGATCCAACTGGACAAGGATTACTACCTTCAAATGGTGGGTTTAGTTCAACAGAAACATATGGTTCTATTCTGACTCAAAATGAAGATACTTTTACTAAAAATACAGTTGCAGTAATTAATAAGTTACCAGAAGATAAAAAAAAATTATTTCAAAGTTCAAATTCATTTAAACCATATACTGATTTTGCTAATAGGTCAGGAACACAAAATCCAAATCCAACACCAGGACCAGGACCAGATCAAAAAGAAACATTAACAGAAGAAGATTTAAATTTTAAAGAACAAATACAAGGAGACGAAAAAACAACTAGAGGATCATATAATACTAATCCTCCTATGATTTATCCAACATCGTTAACTGAAAACAAACAAGATTATATTAAATTTACTATAATTAAATATGAAGCGTCAAAACTTGATAAAAAAAGTGCAGCAAATCTTAAACAAAAAACCTATACAAATTTTCTTGGTTCTATAATATTACCAATTCAACCATCAATTTCCGATAGCAATGTTGTAGATTGGGGTGGTAAAGAATTAAGCCCTGTTGATATAGGATTACTTAGTTTATCATCTGCTGGTATGACAGGATCTGTAGACCAAGCTACTGACATACTCAGTCAACTGGGGGATACTGTATCTAAAAATGAAGATGTAAAAAAAGCTATTATTTTAAAATTGAAGGAAAGAGCACTCAATGTAGAAGGATTACTTTCGAGATTTGGTGGAGCTATTGTAAATCCTAATCTTGAATTATTATTCCAAGGACCTACATTAAGACCTTTTAACTTTACTTTTAGATTATCTCCAAGAAGTGAAGGAGAAGCAACCCAAGTTAGAAGTATAATTAGAGCATTCAAAGAAGCAATGGCTCCTCAGGTATCTAAAGGAGGTTTATTTTTAGCAACACCAAGAGTCTTTAACATTTCATATCACACACCCGGAAAGAAAATGCATCCTTCAATTAATAGAATTAAAACTTGTGCCTTACAAGTTTGCAATGTTGATTATACCCCAGATGGTTCTTATATGACTTTTAATGATGTTAATAGAACAATGACTTCATATAATCTTACTTTACAGTTTTCAGAATTAGAACCAGTGACATCTAAAGACTATTTTGATAATAATGGACAAATCCCAGTTGACCATATAGGTTACTAAAATGTCATACCCATACTTCAGACAAGTTCCAGACTTTGATTATGTAAGCAGAGATTCAAATCAAAGACAAATCTCTGAATATGCAACAGTTAAGAATCTATTTCGTCGCGGAAAACTTCGTGAAGATATCTTTGGAGATTTATCGTTCTTCACAAAATATAAAATCATTGGTGATGAGAGACCAGATAATGTAGCATATAAAATTTACAATGATGAATCTTTGGATTGGGTAATTCTTCTTTCAAATAATATTCTTAATATTCAAAGTGAGTGGCCTCTACCACAATCAGTATTTGATAAAGTAATGCTTGAAAAGTATGGTTCATATGAAAATCTATATTCTGGAATTCATCATTATGAAACTAAAGAAATACAAGATAGTTTAGGAAATATAATTTTACCTTCTGGTGTACGTGCTTCAAGTACCTGGAAGACTGGAAATGGATTTATTGCAAGTTATAAAACAAATGAAATTGCAAATGCTATCTATTCTCCATCCGATAAAACATTCTTATTTACTTTAAATAAGAATAAAAATCTTCCCACCATTTCATCGGGAACAAAAATCATCATCAGTGGATTTGAGGAGGCTTCAGTAAATGGTACATTTACTGTGAATGAAGTATTTGCAAATTCATCAAATCAAGTAAAAATTAAATTTGTAAATAATAATGATCTAGAAACCGAAATCTTTCCATTAACTGGAAATGAGAATATAGAATTTATTATTCAAAATCCAATTTCAGTATCAAATAATTATTATTATCAATATTATGATAATAATCTGGAAACTGAAATCATAGTTTCAAAAGATAATGTTTTAAACTCAATTACTAATTATGATTATGAAGTTTTAATGGAAGAAGAAAAAAGAAATATCTATGTTCTGAAACCAAGTTATTTAAATATTGTATTCAATGACCTTGAAGAGCTAATGGAATACAAAAAAGGTAGCGTTCAGTATGTGAACGCTACCTTAAAGAGAGGTGATAATATTCGTCTTTATGGTTGATTACATATCAACCAACTTTGAGAAATATGACATTGCATCATCTTCATCTTCATCAGATTCCTGATTAATTTTAGGAAGCGATGGTGACTTAGAACGATTAAAGGATTCTTCCAATTCCTGCATTACTTTTTCATTACGACCTGAAGAAGATTCATACTCATCAAAATCATCTTCCTTTTCCATTACAGCACGAGACTGTGATGGAGATGAATTCAATTCAAGAACAGAATTCATACGATTCTCAAGATCTTCATAACTCTTGAATTGATCGGGTGCAGTCAGTGCAGTCAGAGAATACTCCTTTTTCCAAATTGATTCCAGAGCATCATCATCATCTAGAAGAGGAGAAACACGATCAAATTCAGATTTGTCGTAGTTCCAATATCCGTCTTTCTTTACAATTTTCAGTTTGAAATTTGCACCTTGCCAGAAATCAAAGGGATTAATTGGAGTTTCGTCTTCAAATTCTGGTTGCATTGAATTCAGAATTTTATCAAAGATTTTTTTACCATACTTAAACAACATAACCTTTCCTTCGTTGTGAGGATTGGTTGGATCTTTTACAACATAAATGTTGCTATAATAAGATAGTTTACGCTTTTGTTTGCGAACAATATCTTGAATATTTTTTGGGCAACTCTCAAATTTACCATCCGCAGAGTGCTTCATCACAAGAGCACGATTATAATCTGTTACTGGATCTTTTTGACCGTTTGTTGTCAGATCATTTTCAATATACCAAGCTCCAGTTGGACCCTGAAAAGCGTGAGTATAGAGCTTTGCCCAAGGAAGTTCTTCTCCTTCAGGAGCAGGAAGAAAACGAATAATTGCAGAACCTACTCCATCCTTACCCATCTCTGCTCGCCAGAAACGCTCATCACCTGAGCTAGAAGAGGTGCTCATCTTTTCAACTTGCTTTACAAGTTTTTCAGTAAGAGAACCAAGAGAGGACTGTTTTTTAAGATTTGAAAAATTTGACATTTGATTAATTTTAGTAATTGGCCTGTGTGACTTAGCTTAATGGATCGTCCAGCCAAAGAAATTCTATCAGATTTATTCTGCCTTGTCAATCTCTGACTTCATTTTATCCAACATTTTAGTCATATTGTTAAATATGATATTCATATCAATTCCAGAAGGAAGTCCCATTAGTTGTGCAGAGGAAGAAATTCTTTCTTTCATTTCCTTTGCTTCTTCATCATCAGACAAACTCAAACGAGTATAAAGAATTTGTTGTTTATTTAAGAGTCTTTCCAGAAGATCTACGTGACGAATTCTATCTTCCTTTGACATTCTATGAAAGTTAAAAACACTTCCATATATTTCTTCTTGCAATTCAGAGATTTCTGCCATCTCAGCACGAACAACTTCAGAATCAAAAAAACTCATTTTTCTCCTACAATCAACTCTTTTAAAATTTTTTTATATTTGAATACATCAATATGTATAAATGGTGTATATTTTTTAATTCTTCGACTCACCGTTTCCCAAACCGGATCTGATAGTTTTGAATCAAAATTCTTTCTATATCCTAAGATGTTATCATAGATTACCATACTTTCCAAAGAAATATTACCAGATAAGAATTTCTTAAGTAAAATGGGATGTCCATTTGAACAATCAAAGACTTCATTTAACTGATATTGTTCAAATAAATTCGTTGATTCTTCTTTAAACAGATATGAAAGTGATTGAATTTTTTTCTGCCATTTATTAAATCTATCTTCTCCTTCTTTAATAATTTCACCAATCCATAATGATTCGGAATCATTACAAGATACAAAATTTGCAACAAAAAAATCTTCTATTTCTTTTTCATTTCTTTGTCGTGATAACTTTTCAAACCAGAATCTATCACGACGTTTGTAAAAAGATTGAAGACTTGCTCTAGTCTTTTTATTGTACCTATGATAATCGTATGAATCTTTATTAAAGTGATTTTTTAAGGCAAGATATTTACAATATACATCAAATGGTGCCATTAAAAAACCAGTCTAGCACGAGAAGTTTTTTTCAGAAAGTTTAATTCAGTTGCTTCACAACGAAGTTTTTCTTTTAAAGGTTTTGAAATTAACTTTGAAATTGATTCAATGTCAATTTCATTTTGCTCACAAAATGAAATAATTGCATCAATATAGTTTGTTTTTTGTTCTAATACAATTTTCTCAATTTCTTGAGCAAATTTAGATGGACAGTAAAATTTGCTTTCTAAAGCTTTCTCTAATTCATTCTCCATCTGACCTAAGATTGTGATGTACAAATTCTTTAATATAACGAACTAATAACTTAATATAGTCCCCTTTATTTCTTTTGTCAAATACTTTTACTTCTCCACTTGGAGTTACCATAATGGTAATTAATTTGACTGGAGGGATTTTTGTAAGTTCATAATACGCAGAAGCATAGAAGGTTTCTTGAACGAAATAATTTTCAATCCATTCTTCTGGTTTGATTTTTTCTGAAGTTTTAAAATCAATTACAGCAAGTTCACCTTCATACTCAGCAATTGCATCAACTCGTCCAGCAATTCCAAAATATTCTGAATATAAAGTTCTTTCAATTGCGTGAATATTATTTATCTTATCCAAATAAGGTTTTGCGTGATAAAACATCACCTTTGTGAGAGGTTGATAATTATCCCAAATTAATTCCTTATTTTCCAGATAATCCTGACAAACTTGATGAAAGTCAGTTCCTCTTGCAGTTGCTTTTTTGGTAATTGCATTTGCTTTTTCATTACCAATTCTCTGTCTCCACTCCAAAAAAATCTGACGATTATAAAATGAAGTAACTGAAGTGATTGATGGAACCCAATTACCATTTGGAAGATGATACAATCTCATTCCATTTGTTTCTTTTTTTTCTAATTCCAAGTCACCCAAATAATTATGATGAATAAAATTCATACATCAAAGTCCCAATGTTTTTTTAGCAATTACAAATTCTTTTACAAGAGAGCTGCGAACAATATCATCAACATTAAATTCAATCTTTTCAAACGAAGGCATTATATTGATGATTTTTATAAAATCAATAATTCCATTTTTTTCACTCATTCTAGTTAAATCACTTTGTTCTATATCACCCGCGAACATAATTTTAGTATCCATACCACAACGGGAAATTACAGAAAAGCACTCGTGGGCGGAACAATTTTGAGCTTCATCTACAATGATAATAGAATTATCTAATGTAATACCACGAATAAAGGAAGTACACCAAAAAGAAATTGTTCCTTGTGCTTTTAGATTTCCATAAAGCATTTCAAAATCTACATCACTTGGCATCTGAAACATATATCTTACCATATTCTTATATGGTATTTCGAAGAGAGATTTTTTATCTTCCTCCTTTCCAGGCATAAAACCGATTTCTCTCGTTTGAACTAAAGAACGAACAATATAAATTTTTTCATATGGAGTTCTTTCATCCAAAACATCTTTAAGTGCTTTATATAAAAGAGAAAAAGTTTTACCAGACCCAGGAACTCCGTGAGCAAAAATATTTTTACCTTCATCATAATAATTAAACAGAAGTTTTTGATTTTCTGTAATAGGTTCAATATCCAGAAGATTTTCTAAATTAATTGGTTTTTTACGCTTTGCCTGACGAGCAGTGAGACCAATTCCTATTGATTGTTCGTCTTTTCTATTTCTTCTTGCCATTAGATTTTTTTCACTTTTGACTTTGGTGCTTTGCTTGCATTTTCTAAAACTTGATTCCACGAAGGATGTTTTGAGATTAATTTATTTTGCCAATCACCCACTTCTTGTGAAGAAGCACATCCTTGGCTCCAATCTCTGTCCCACCCATCTTTGAAATTTTCTTCTTTCCATTTTTCCCAAGAAGAAATTGTCATTTCAAGTTCTTTAGTTTCACCCGTATTTTTATTGATGACTGGATAAATCGGCAATTTTAGTTCTCCATAAAATATGAAAATATTTAGGGAGAAAGTTTTGCCTTTCTTAATCTCTTCTCTTCATAATAACCCCAAACATTTGGTGCCCACTTTTTAATTTCTGGAGCAACTTGTTCACATAATGCCTGAATTTCAAGTTGAGCATCCAACTTAGCACGAAGATCAAGAATATGAAGAATAGAACGAAGATTGCAAGAAATTACAAAGTTCTGACGAATTCCTTGTGCTAGACCATCACGAATATGTTCTTCACACATTCCCTTTTCATACTTCACAGCATAACGCTTACATCCTTCTACATACCATTTCATTTCATCATCATAATCTTCTTGAGTCCATTCATACTTCTTACCCTTACGATTGGTATAGAAACCAGGAGGACGAGAATAGAAAACTTCATCAGGTTTCAATTCTCCTTGTGCCACCTT